GTAAGCGATGCCTACTAAAGTACGGCGGCGATATGTTGATGCTGACTTATAACGGTCTATATCCACTTGCTGCAAGCCTGCAATCATCCAGACTTGATCCCCGTGTTGCGCTGTCGGACAAGATACAAGGTGCATTTACCGCAGCAACGCAACAATATGGCGGTAATTTTGGGTGGGATATTATTTTTGACCCGCAACACAATGCGTTGACCGTTAATGTGCCAGTTGCTGAAGGTCAACAGCAGCAATATGTGATGAATAACATCACAAAAGCCTGGTGCAACTTTACGGGCCAAGCTGCTAATTGTTGGGCAATCTTTGACAACGAGCCGTACTGGGGTGGCAATGGATTTGTTGCCCATGCGTGGGATGACAATTACGCTGATGATGTAAGCGACATAAACGGCTATGCGTTACAAGCGTTTAATTACTTTGATGCCCGTGGGTACAAAAAGTATTTCACTAGAGCTAGACCGTCGATATTTACTAACGGCACACCGTCAATATTCATTGGTTTAAACATGGATTTTGACTTGGCAGACACGACTGCGGCGTTAAGTTTTAGCCCACAAGTATCTGCTAAATGGGACGTTGCGTTGTGGGATGTTGGCTATTGGGCTACGGACACAGTAATCACAAACAATTGGCAAGGCGTAACTGGCATTGGTTATTGCGCCGCAACACAGTTTAAATCTGCCTCTCAAGGAACGACAATTCTATGGGCATCGACGGACATTGTTTACCAACAAGGTTGGGGTGGCATATAACCCAAGGCGCTGATATAGGCCATTGGGTTGCAGAGCGAGTGCAGGGTAAGTATTTTGCAGATGGTTCGCAAGCAATTGGGTTAGAGCGTGACGGTCAGATTATTGCAGGCGTGATTTACGAGAATTGGAACAAAGCCTCGATTGTGTGCCATATAGCAATTGAAGGACGAATTACAAAAGGGTATTTAAAAGCGATATTTAGTTACCCTTTTGAGTTTTGTAAGGTAAAAAAGATTATTGTGCCGGTGAGCAGTACCCATGCAAAAAGCCTAAAATTAGTTACTAAGATGGGTTTTGTTGAAGAAGCAAGGGTTAAAGATGCAGCACCGGATGGCGATATTATATTTTTGACATTGGCACGGGAAAAGTGCCGATTTCTAGGGGTAGAAAATGGGTAAGTCAAGCGCAGCACCACCAGCACCAGATTATATTGGCGCAGCCAAGCAGCAAGGTATTGATAACCTAACAGCGGCTAGGCAGTCAAACATAATGTCAAACCCAAATATGTATACACCATTTGGGAATCAAACTGTCACTTATTCAAACCCAACATTTGACCAATCGTCATATGAAACAGCGTTGGCTAAATACAACGCAGACAAAATCGACCCAAATTCTTATTATCGGACTGGGGAAGGCGGTCAAACAAGTTTCGATCAAGCTGGGTTTGATTTAGCCAATGCAAAACGAGGCGCTGCGCCAACCCGTGAAGGGTTTATGACTGGCGGTGGTCAACCGACTGTTACCCAAACGTTAACCCCACAAGCGCAACAAACACTAGATGCACAGCAACGTGTGCAAACTTCATTAGCCAACCTTGGTGAAAGAGGCATTTCAAATGCTTACGCTACGCTGTCGCAGCCTTTTACACCAACATCAACTGAGATTAAAAAAGATTTTACTGGGTATCAAGCAGCGCCATTAGCCGATCAATATGGTTTAGCGCAAGCAAAAACAGCTGCCGATACATACGGTTTAGCGCAACGACAAATTGATACAAGTGGTTTAACTGTCATGCCTACTAATGCAGGCATAAACGCTCAACAAGCTATTTTGGCAAGACTTGACCCCACTATTCAAGCTGGTGATGTATCTTTTAAACAAGCATTAGCAAACCAAGGTTTAGCGCCAGGCACAGCTGCGTATGATGCTGCGTTTAGAAATCGTGAGATGAGCAAAAACGACTTGTATAACCAAGCGGCTCTGCAAGGCATTAACCTTGATATGGCGGCTCGTCAACAAGGATTAAATGAGCAATTGTCGCAGGCTGGCTTGTATAACACGGCAATTGGTCAAAACTTTGGTCAAGGTGTAACTGCGGATCAACTGGCAAATGCTGCGGTTGGTCAAAACTTTGGTCAAGGTATTACGGCACAAGGTCAACAGTACAACCAAGCATTAGCAAAAGCCCAATTCCAAAATACAGCGCAACAACAGCAATTAGCGCAGGATTTGGCGTTGCGACAACAGCCAATCAATGAAGTCATTGGGTTAATGGGCGGTTCACAGATTCAATTGCCTCAATTCCAAGGTTATCAAGGCATGAGCGTAGCGCCAGCGCCTACCTTTGCGGGTACGCAAGCGCAAGGTCAAGCTGATATGACACGTTACGGTATTCAGCAATCAGGCGCTAATGCGGGTATTCAAGGTCTTGCATCGTTGGGTGGTATGGCGGCAATGTATTTCTAATGCTTGGATTAGCGTTCTCAGGTGGCAAAGATTCTTTAGCGTGTTGGTATTTATACCGTGAAAAGAATCCAGTTGTTTTTTGGGCAAATACTGGGAAGGCTTATCCTGAAACGATAAAGATTATTGAACAAGTAAAGGCAGAGGCGGTTGAGTTTATTGAAGTAAAGTCAGACCAAGAGCAGCAGATTAAGTTTTACGGTTATCCAAGTGATGTTGTGCCAGTTGACCATAGCCTTGAAGGTATGGTGTTTGCAGGCGATAAGCCAGTACGAGTACAGAGTTATTTAAATTGTTGTTGGGCAAACGTTGGGCAACCTCTTACAGAGGCGATAGCTAAACGTGGCATTACGCATTTGATTCGTGGGCAAAGGCTAGATGAAAGCCATAAATCCACGGCTCGGCATGGGTCGGTAGTGAATGGTGTGACGTACATTCAGCCGATAGAAACATGGACTAAAGAACAAGTTTTGGCGTTTTTGCGGACTCAATGCCAGTTACCAGAACATTATGCAATCGACCATTCAAGCCTTGATTGTTACGATTGCACAGCGTATTTGGCACACTCAACAGATCGAGTGGCATGGATGAAAGAAAAACACCCAAGTTTGCATGAAAAATATAAAATAAACATGGCGGCACTAAAGTCTGCCTTGTTGCCTACTTTAGAGTTATTAAGGAATTGCGATGCTTAATCAATATGTAAACCTTTCTCCGCAACAAAAAATGGCGCAGATGCTGCAACAGCAAGCCCAGCAGACTTCATTGCAAGGGCAGCAAGAAATGCCGCAATCAATGGGCCAAGCAGCGGCTCAAAACCCGTTTGGCGGCGTACAAGATGCAATGAAAATGTACAACCAGTTTAATCAGCAAGGCGATATGCAGGATTATAAAGACTACATTGCTCGGCTTAAACTTGGTCAAGCACAAACTGGCGGTATGTTTGATTCGGCTAATGCTCAAGCGCCAAAATATACTGGTGACATGGGGACTTAATCATGGCTGATAATATTTATGGCACTCAGTCTAACGCAGCAATGCAAATACCAAGCCCTTATTCATCGGAATTGGCAGCAATTCAAAGGCGTGAGCGGTTAGCGCAAATTATGCAACAACAGGCTTTTCAACCTATTGAAGTAAATAGTTATCAAGGTATTCAAGCCCCTATTTCTCCATTTTCAAGCATTGCTAAAGCATTGCAAATGTATGTAGGTGTAACAGGACAAGATCGTGCTGATGAAGAAAGATTAGGTGTCGCTAAGAAAATGGAAACCGACACTCAAACTCAATTGGCTCGTTTACTAGGGTCGCAAGGTTCACCAGCTATACCAGCAACGCCTGCAACAATGGGTACGCCTGAGATACCAGGTAAACCGGCAACCTCATTTACGCCAATGGGTTCAGATTTTGAAGATAACCCAAATCTAAAAATGAGTATGGGTGAAACACCGCAAGCGGGTCAACCGTTTGTTGCGCCTGGCGATGTTGCCGTGCCTGCTGTGCCGACAATTCCTGCTGTTGCGGGAACGCCAGCGCAGCTAGGCAGACCAGCGCAACCTGCCAAACCACCAACGGAAGATGAACAACGCAAGATATATTCTGATTTTGTTGTAAGTGGCAATCCTCGCTTAGCAAAATTGGGTGAAATTGGCTTACAAGAGTTGCGTTCGTCAGGTACAACTGACATTAAAAATTGGAAAGCATCTAACTCAGGTTTACCTTTTGACCAATGGTTAGCTAATCAAAATGCTCAAAAAAGCACACGAGTATCTGTCAATGTTCCTGTAAATACAGAAAAAGGTTATGGCGAAGTATTTGCTAAAGGTATTGCAGACGATGACGTTAAATTAAGAGCTATGGCAAACAAAACACCTTCACAAATTCAAAATATTGAAGGTCAACGAGAATTGTTAAGTAGCGGAAATATTTTTACAGGTAAAGGCGCAGATTGGCAAAATGAACTTGCATCATGGGCTACTTCAATTGGAATTGGCGGTACTACAACTGCTGAAAAAGTTAAAAACACAACTGCTTTGTATGCAGACAGAGCAACTTCCACTTTAGATTCAATTGCAACTGCCGGACTTGGAACTGGTCAAGGATTTACAGACAAAGATTTGAAATTCTTGAAAGATGCAAAACTTGGAAATATTACATACACCAAAGACAATCTAGAGCGTCAATTAAACATTGAAGAAAAAATTGCTAGAGAAATTGCTAACAGATGGAATACAAGGCTCGGAGAATTGCCAAAATCAGCATCAGGGCCAACAGGCGTAAGTCCGGTTAATTTGCCACCAACTAGGGCATCAACACCACAAAGCCCTCCTGCTGGTTCGGGAGTAACGCAACAGCAATGGAACGCAATGACTCCTGAGCAGAGGAAATTATGGCAATGACAGAAGCGCAACAAGCAGCATTAGCACAGGCTGATGCTAGAGCCGCTGTGCTTGCTGAAATTGATGCAAAACTACAAGCGGCGAATCAAAATGAAAGCGTGATGCCTGGCATGACAGGTGATCGTCAATTGTTGCCTATGGTTGGTCAAAGTTTATTAAAAGGTGCAGCAGGACTTGGCGATGTAGTGGTTGGTTTGCCAGAAGATATAAAACGACTATATAAGTATTTCACCACACAAGGCGCACCAGTCCCTCAAAAATACCAACCAATAACCGACATTGCAAAAGAACGTGGTTACATTGTTCCTGAAAATGAGCCAGGCTCAAATCCTATATTAAAAGGAATTGATTTTACGGCACAATTGGCAGGTGGTGGTGGTATTAACCCGTATACCATTGGTCGATCAGCATTAACTTCTGGGTTGCCCGCTGCGGCTCGCAATCTTGGCGGTCAAGGGCTACGAACTGGCGCTCAAGGAATTGTTGGCAGCACAGCATTACAAGGTATGCAAGCTCTTGGTATAGACAATCCTTTAGTTTTAGGATTGGGAACAATGTTGCCAATGGGAGTAACGGGTGCGGCAATGTCGTTGCGACCATCTACGGCAACGATTGCAAACGAATCATTAAAAGGCGCAACACCTGAACAACTTAGATTAGCTCAAGCATTACAAAATCAATCTTTTGGCGCTGGTGCGCCTGTAACAGCTGCTGAAGCAATTTCTCAAACTACTGGGGGCAGTCCTTTATCAAATATTCAACGTATTGTTGAATCTTCTCCAAAAGGTGCTTCGGTAATGTCACCATTTATGGCGGCTAGACCAGCGGGTAATGCTCAATATTTTGCACGAACGGTTGATGAAATTAGTCCTACTCAAGGCGGATTAGAAATACCTGAACGTATGCAAGTTGTTGCTAAAGAATCTATCGATGCAGCAAGAAAAGAAGGCAATGTATTAGCTGAACCTTTCTATAAAGCATCAGAAAGGCAACTAGTAGACAATTCAACAATGGTTAGCTTGATGAGCGACCCAGCAATTGAAAAAGCCGTAACAGCTGTAATGAAAGACCCTTTTTACAGGGTAACAAACGCAAATCCAAATTCAATTCAAGTATTTGATGCGGCAAAAAAATACTTAAATGATAAGTCAAGTGAGTTTGCACGAGCAGGCAACAATAATGCGTCAGATGTTGCCTCGTCAGCAGCTAGAACCATTACGTCTAACATTGACGTAATTTCTCCTGCCTATCAACGTGCGAGAGGTATTGTTCAACAAAACATGACTGATGTTGTTGAACCAATGCAGAAATTACCACTTGGAAAAATTGCTGAAACCGTTGGGTATGGCGAAGATATTGCTGGCGCACAACGCAATATTTTAATGCCTGCTAATCCTAGAGCATTAACTCCTACAGAAATAAGCAAAACTGTTCAAATTTTAAAAAGCAAAGATCCAAACATTGTTCAAGATTGGACACGGCAAAACCTTGAAGGAATTTTTAATGAAAATTCTCAAAATTTGCAAAGTGGCGCAAACCAAGCAGGCGGCGCTAAGTTCATTACAAACATTACAGGCAATGCACAACAAAAAGAAAACTTAAAAGCCTTGATTTCGGAAGGCGTAAGCCCCGCAGCGTGGCGAGGATTTGATAATTTTGCTGAAGTTATGGAAGCGCAAGGCAAGCGTCAAGGTCAAGGCTCTTTAACCGCATCAAATATTGAAGCGCAAAAAGAGTTAAAAGGTGGCGGCATTGGGGCTATACCTAAATCAATCTTTAAACCATCAACAGTAACCGGATGGTATGAAGATTGGCGGCTTGGAAAAAATACTCAGGAATTGGCAAGACTTTTGACAAACCCTGAAGGTGTTAAGTTGTTTGTTGAATTATCAAAAACTAAGCCACAATCTGCAAAAGCGCAAGCACTTGCAAACACACTTGCTGGCGGCAATGTTGCTACTAGTCCGCTAGAAAAAGAGGAACAATAATCATGAGTTATAACGGTTCAGGAACGTTCGTAATTAACTCAACTGGTCAGCCAGTTGTCACCAACACGGTCATTTCATCAACAGCGTTTAATGCGCTGACCGCTGACTTAGCTACCGGCTTATCGACTGCAATGACTAAAGACGGTCAAACAACAGCAACAGCCAATATTCCAATGGGAACATTTAAGTTCACAGGACTAGGGGTTGGCTCGGCTGCGACTGATTCTGCAAATATATCGCAAGTGCAAAGCTCAGTTGGTTCGTTTTTAACAGCGTCAGGCACAGACACTATTACAGCGTCGGTTAGCCCATCATTAACTGCATATGCTGTTGGTCAAACGTTTAAGTTTATTGCTGCTGCAACTAATACTGGTGCAGTCACAATTAACATTAGTGCGCTCGGTGCTAAATCTATTGTGAAAAACGGTTCAACAGCGTTATCTGCGGGTGAATTAGTTAGCGGTTCAATGTATCAAATTGTTTATGATGGTACACAATTTCAACTTATCGGGGCTGGCGGCGTAACAGCTGGCAAAGCAATCGCTTTTTCAATCATTTTTGGACTATAAATCATGGCCGCACCTAATATTGTTAACGTCAGCGCAATTTTTGGCAAAGTCGTAACTGCCGATCTAACTTCAACCTCTGCAATTTCAGTTTTAAGCAATGCTGCATCAAGCGGTAAAGTGTTTAAAGTTGATTCGCTTGTGGTGGCTAATATTGATACTGCTAATGCTGTAAACGTTACGGTAAATCATTATTCAGCTGCGGCGCTTGGCGGGACTGCGACACCTATTGCCTCAACAATTTCTGTTCCTGCAAATTCAAGTTTAATTGTGATTGACAAAACAACCATGATCTATCTTGAAGAAAATATGTCAATCGGCGCTACAGCTGGTACATCAAGCAAATTAAAAGTCGTTTGTTCTTATGAGGACATTTCGTAATGGCTTTAGGAAACCAAGGGCAAATTGGCCCGTATCGTGCGCCCACAAGTGGGATGCTGCGGCTAAGTTCTTTACAGCAAAATAAATCTTCACCTTATTGCATTAACTATCTTGTTGTTGCAGGCGGTGGTGGGGGTGGGTTTGAACGAGGTGGTGGCGGCGGTGGCGGTGGTTTTATTTCATCAATTGCAACTGTATTACCCACTATCAGTTATGTGGTTACTGTTGGGGCAGGCGGTGCGGGTGCAACGTCAGGTGTAAATGGAACAAGTGGATCAAACTCATCAATTGCTTCTATAAATACATCAACAGGTGGCGGTGGTGGGGGAGGCGGCTCAACTTTGGCTGGTCTGTCAGGTGGCTCTGGTGGCGGTGGCGGTTATGGGCCAAATGCAGGGGGCGCGGGTACAACTGGTGAAGGAAGTGCGGGAGGCGCAGGTTTCTCCGCAACAGGTGGTGGCGGCGGCGGCGGTAAATTAGCTGTTGGTGCAAATGCCGCAGCAGGTGGTGGTGGTAATGGTGGTGCTGGGTTTCCATTTCTTACAAGCGTTTCCACAACGTATGCAGGTGGCGGTGGCGGTGGTGGGGATGGCAACGGAGGGAAAATTGGCGGCACTGGTGGTGCTGGTGGTGGCGGTAATGGTTCGTCGGCAGTTGCAACGCCAGGCGGTAATGGCACAATAAATACAGGTGGTGGTGGTGGCGGTGGTGGTTTTAACGGTGGTGGCAATGCGGGAGGCTCAGGTGGATTAGGAATCGTAATTATTACTTATGCAAACGCCACGCAGTTAGGTAGCGGGGGAACAGTTACATCATATGCGTCAGGCGCAAACACAATTTGGGTGCATACTTTCACCACATCTGGCACATTTACGGGGTAAACAAGGAAATATTTAAATGTCATATTTTGCAAAAGTACCTACATTTACAGACGGCAAAGGCATTGTTGATAATGTTATTGCTGCTGACCAATCGTTCATTGATTCAAGCGTTGAAGGTGATCCGACTATGTGGTGGCAAACCTCTTACAACACTCGTGGGAACGTGCATTACGGCCCTGACGGTCAACCAGATGGTGGCGTAGCGTTAAGAGCAAACTATGCCGGAATTGGTTACACGCTTGACACGACTGTTGTGCAGGATGGTGTGGTTGGCGTGTTTTATTCACCACAACCATACCCATCATGGATTTTAAACACTCAAACATATTTGTGGGAATCTCCCGTTCCGTATCCAAAAAGTGGCGGGTCTTATGTTTGGGACGAAGCTACAGAATCTTGGGTAGCAAGTGCTTAACTTTATTGCCGTATTGTTAATTTCACCATTATTACTGCTTTGCGGGGTGTGGTTGATACCGTGGGCAATCTTTGCAATGTTTAAGGGTAAATAATGGATTGGCAGAATCTTATCAATATAGGTGCTGGCGCTGGTTTAGGCGTTGTAGGTTGGTTCGCTCGCCAGTTGTGGGATTCCGTCAAAGAATTGAAGTCTGACATTGCAGACCTTAAACTTCATGTAAGCGATGCTTACGTCAAAAAGTCAGAAATGGATACGCTCAAGTCCGAAATGGACAAACGTTTTGATCGTGTTGAAATGTTGCTTGACCGTTTGTTCGATAAACTTGAATCAAAGGTAGACAAATGATTGATTACTTGAAATCAGAATGGCAAGCCTTTACAGCGTGGTTGTGGCGCATGGTTGCTAAGTTTTAATGGATCGTTGGAAAAATCGACGCAGAATGGCATGGTTGTCTATGCTTGCTGCGTTAGTCTTTCCGTTGCTTATTCTTGTGTCTGAGTCCCCTACTCTTGGCACTATAGCTATGCCTTTCTATATCTTTGTCAGCGCTGTTGTAGGCTCGTATATGGGCTTTGCAACGATAGATGACAACAACTTTAGAGGGCATTGATGTTCCCAATATTTCCTAGTGCTTTGTGGATGAAAATTAGTGCAATTCTTGCGCTATGTGCGCTAATGTACTTTTTGGGGTGGAACAATGAACACAAGAAATTCGTTGCTTTTAAGGCTGAGATTGCTGCATTGGGTAAAGCACAGGAAACCATTAACGCTGCCAAGGTAAAAGAACATGAAACTATATCGACTTCAATCGCAAATCAATATGAAGCTCGTTTGTCTGCTGTTCATAGTTATTACGCTGACAGGGTGCAGCCAAATCCCAGTAGCGGTAACTTGCCCACCATTCCCAAGCCCACCAGTTGCCCTAATGCAGCCTCCACCAACACAGAATTTATTAGACAATGCGCTGAAACGACCTTAATGTTGACTGAATTACAAAACTGGGTGCGAAGTATCAAATGACTGTTGCTGACCGTATAACCATAATTTGTTGCGTGTCCCTCGCTGTTGTATTGCTGTCAACGGTGGTTGTGGTCTTAATTGGATTGTTCGACCCGTTGGTTGATAACGCTGAAATTTTTAAACTGATTAACCCAGCCTTTAACATGATTGTTGGGGCTTTTGTTGGCACTATAGCCGGTATAAAAATAGGAAAAGACGATGCAAAGTAATTGGGACAATGCTTTTAAATTGATGTTGAAATCGGAAGGCGGGTTTGTAAACCATCCAAGTGATCCAGGCGGCATGACTAACCTAGGCGTGACCAAGGCAACTTGGGAAAACTGGGTGGGCCGTGAGTCCGATGAGGCTGAAATGCGTGGGCTAACACCGGAAAAGGTTGAGCCTTTGTATAAAAAAAAGTATTTCGACGCTGTGCGTGGCGATGAGTTGCCAGTAGGTCTTGATTACCTGATGTTTGATTTTGCCGTTAATGCCGGCGCAGGCAGAGCAATCAAAACATTGCAAACCGCAGTTGGGGTTACGCCAGACGGTGGGTTTGGCCCGATGACAATGGCAGCTGTGCAGGCTGTTGACCCTGTTGATCTGATTGAGCGATTTAGCCAAGCCAAAGAGGACTTCTATCGGTCTTTGACTACCTTTGCAACGTTTGGCAAAGGGTGGCTAAATCGGGTTGCTGACGTTAAGGTAAAGGCTTCTGCGATGTTGGCTTAAAGTGCCTATCGCAGTAAACACAAAGCCCGTCACGCAACGTTGTACAGACTTGACCGCAGCCATCACACACGAACTCTTTAGGAAACTTGGTGCAACGTGACCAACGGATAAAAAGTAACGCAGCTACGCCTAATGCTGCAGAAGCGTAAAACACGAACATCCAGTCCCATAGCGTCATCACCAGCCTCCCACACCCATAAGTACCGTTTGCTCTCGTTCGGCTCTCTGAGCGGCTATACGCATGGCTGGTGATAGCCTGTAAGCCGGTCTGTCAAACCTGTCGATCTTCTTGTCGATGTGAGTCAGGTATTTTTCAAGTAACGCACGTTCGCTAGTCGGGGCTAATAGACCAAGTTCTGACAAGCACATGGATAACGTCATTTCACGGCTATCGGAAACCAAGCCTTTAGAGCGTAGTTTGTCGGCAGCAGCAACGTACAAATTGGTTAGTTTCATTTTAATCCTTTTGATATATCGACCAATTCACGGCGCAACCTGTCAGCTGCCTCTGCGTATTCCAGTATTCCCTCAGATAACACTCTGTTGGATTCTTGCAACTGGCGTATTAGATTTGCTGCCTCAGTTTGCTCTTGATGCGTCATAAAAAACCCATTCTCAAGGTTTCTTAGTATTTGTTTCGGGCTAAGTGGGTTCATTGTTTGCCTTGTCTAATGCGTAGAGGGCTGTATACAGATGCGGATGCGTTGTGTCGTTGAGTAGTACGCCTTTGTCCCCAATGTAGCCTGTAGGCTTTAATTTAGTTAGATTGTCAGCAGCCTGGCGAAACGCACAAGGGTTATATTCAGCGTTGCATTTGCCACCGCAAGCCTCTTTAAACAGATGGATATAGTCGGCCTTGTTCATAAACGTAATCCAAACGGGTTGTGAGCGTGTTTAACAACGAGGTTTTCGTAATTGTCTGAAGATTCTGTAGCAGTCGGTGCTTGTCGAATAGTGACATACACACAAGGTGAGCCACGCCTACCATCCCCACGTTTCTCGATCTTGTTGTTGCGCTGAAGTTTGGCAAGTTGTGTGTAGATGCTGATCTTTTCAAGGCCACAGTAATCAGCAATATCAACTGTTGTTTTAGGCTCGATGCAATACCGCAATATCTTTTGTTCTGTTGACATATATTTCCTTTAAAAGGATACATTAAGCTATCTAAACACAACATTCAAGAAGTATTAACTAGGTGATAACACTTACTCTGTTTATTTTAAATATAGATACCCTACCCTTATACCCACCCACCGTAGTAGTTGAGGATAAATCCTTTACGACAGACCTGTACCTTGTTAGGTTTATGGCAGGCATCTCACCCCACCCCTAGATTCCCTAAAACAGTAGCAGTCCTTGCAGCTGTAGAAGATCAATACCTAGAGTAAATGGTTTTAGTTTGTTTCCAAACTCTGTCTATATCCTGTTCGATTTCTCTACTGGGGCGTGCGGGTCACACGGGATAAAGCTATATAACAACTGTATAACTGACCTATTCTGGGTACGAGTGGTCACTCTATTAGCTGATGCGCCCTGACAGTTATCTTTAAAAACAAAAAAGCCGTTTTAGAGAGTATTTTGTTGGTCGACCCTTTCGGGACATTCTCTATCGGCTTCAAGGCGCAAGAGAATCAAAATACTCACTAAAACGGCTTACATCGTCGACCAAGACAACAATTCAATTCTGCCACCGTCTTTCCGATGTGTCAAGGTCTAAAGCTAACCTAGTGAAACACGACCCTTATCATTGTTTGTTTCATGCTTGCTAAAGGCTCAATCAGTCTAATGCAACTCAGGCCAGATTTGTTGCCAATTGGGGATTTCTTTTCTTGACCATTTACCATTTGATTTCTTTTCAAGCTCGGCGGCCAACAACACTAACTTATCGCCAGGCAAACCATTGTTGCGCCATTGCGATACAGCTGGTGGACTGACACGGCAGAGCTTGGCTACGGCAAATGTGCCACCTAATGTTTGGATGATTTCTGTTGTATTCATGTAGATATCTTAACAGATGAGCATTTGTATGTGTTGACTTATCTGTTTAGATAGCTTAATATCTAATTGTGCAAATTGCACTTTAACCAATACAGGTACACAAATGATTAAACATACAGACCAAACAAGTTCAGGTTTATGCGCCGCATTGTTTGAAGAATTTGATTTGTTGAGAAACGGCAAAAGCGATCCACATCGAGCTGCTGCCGTAGCAAAATTAGCGGTACAAATTATCAATACAAAAAAATTAGAAATTGAGGCAGCATCGTTTCACGCTCAAGGTTTAAAGTTTGTTCCGTTAGCTTTAACCGCTAAAGGCTTAAAAATTGGTGTAAAAAATGCAGCTAAAGTTTAATTGTTTAATTTGCAATGAACCGGCAGATTGTGCCGATTGGTTTGGCAATCAAAAAAAGTTTGTAACTTTATGCCAACATCACAATAAATTATGGAGAAAAGACAGTAAAAAAACTTTAACTAAATGGTGGCTTGATAAGGGGTTTATTCTTACAAACACTAGTGAATACAATTGTAAAAAACAATTTCATTACCCTTATTTGGGTTTGCCAAGAGATGAATTAGATTTAGCATTTGCTGAATTTTTAACCAAAACGCTTTTAAACATACAGGTGCATAAATGAAAGAACTAGCAAAAGCATTAGTCACGGCTCAGGCAGCAATGTCACACGCAGCCAAAGATAGTAAAAACCCACACTTTAAATCTGCATACTCAAGTCTGGCATCAGTCATCGACGCTGTTAGACCGCATTTGTCTGCAAACGGATTAGCCGTTGTACAAAAGACACACGATGCCGAAGGTGGTGTTTGTGTGGAAACCGTGATTATTCACGAATCAGGTCAAGAAATGTCATTTGGCAAACTGTTTGTGCCTGCAAGCAAACACGACAGTCAGGGTTTCGGTTCAGCTTTGAGCTACGCAAAGAGGTACTCAATCCAAACAGCCATGTGCGTTGCCTCGGCTGACGATGATGGTGAATCTGCCGTTAAATCAGCGCCACCAAAGGTTGAGAAACCTAAAGGCATAGATATGGATGCAACTGTTGACCAAATGGCGGCAGCGGTCAGCTATGAAAGCCTGAAGGACATATTTAGACTGGCTTGGACACAATGCCTGAAAGAACAACAGCCCGTCTTGAAAGCAATGTATGACGGAATCAAAGCAAACTGGGAGAACCAATAATGGCAAACGATCTTAACCGCTGCGAGTTTATTGGGCGCTTGGGCAAAGACCCTGAAGTACGTTACACCGCTGACAGTAATGCAATCTGTAATTTCAGCATTGCTGTGGGTTACAAGACCGCAACTAAAGAAACGACAGAATGGGTCAGGATCACGGCGTTTGGTAAGTTGGCAGGAATATGTGCCGACTACTTAAAGAAAGGCTCACAGGTCTTTGTGGCGGGTCGTATGACCACTCGCAAGTGGCAGAACAAAGATGGGGTAGATCAATACACAACTGAGGTGGTTGCTGACCAAATGCAGATGTTGGGTAGTCGGCCTGCGGAGGATGCACCAGCTGTGCCTGCAAAACCTAAGTCAGATGCGTATCGAGCAATTAAAGAAGGAATAGTCATTCCGCTTGAAGATATGCAAGACGATGTACCTTTTTAGGGGTTGCTATGTTTCATGGATTAGAAACTATTACGCTTGGCGGCATTTTTCCATGTGGTCAAGATAGCAAAGGACTTATTTGGGATAAAAAAGCAGCGCACAAAAGCATTGTTGGTCACATAAAAGTTAACGATTATTTTAAAAATAGGGCAAAAATTATGTCAAAAGATTTTGAAGATGCTACGTTAATAATTGACGAATCGTCAAAAATGCTTGAAACGTCTTTGCAAAAAATGCAAAAATCAGAACAAAATTTAATGGAACAATCAAAAAAAGTAAGCGGTTCAGTTCGTAAATCTGCCCATGATTTGATGACGGGTATGGCAGCAATTGAAAAAATGGCTAATTTTGATAAATTAGATCGTTATGTTGTTTTGCTTGAACGTACTGCTGCCGCTATGTCTGTTTTGTCAGAATTGGATAAAAACGGAAAACTTGAAAAACTGATGTCCGTTATTAAAAATTAAATGAATCAGACGGAGGAGGCAATACTTATTTCTTGGCGATTGCAGCAATGGTACGAGGGCATGGTTTTAGACGCTAGAGCCATGCAAGACCTTCAGGATGCAATCGAGATGCTTAAAACATTAGCTAAACAGGTGCAAAAATGAAAGATGATTCACCAGCTTTTCCAACGTGGAACGTAGTAGATATTAAACAAGGCATGACATTGCGGGATTATTTTGCCGCAAAATCTATGGCATTAACTTACAAGTTTTGGATGGAAGATTATTACCATCCAGATAGTAGTGACGCAGAATTTCGCGTTGACGATGAACGTAGTGATTTTGATGAGGGCATAATGAAATTGGTTGCTGACGATGCTTACAAAATGGCAGACGCAATGATGGAGGCAAGGAAATGATTATCAAATCAGCAGACTCAGAATCAGGCCATTGGTACGCAGCTGACGGTTCACCAGCGTACAAAATCATTGGTAAGAACGGCAAAGAGCGTAATACAACGGTTCGTGACGCAAGAGAGCGTAACCTTGTTCCATCAGTCACTACCGTGTTGGGATTGGTTGCCAAGCCTGGCTTATCCAACTGGCTGCAACAACAGGTCTTACTGGCTGCGCTGACGTTGCCACGCATTGCTGGTGAAACAGAGGAAAACTGGCTAGAACGAGTAATGTCAGATTCTAAGTCTACGGGCCGTGACGCTATGGACAGAGGCACACAAATGCATGGGGTGCTTGAGCGTTTTTACCGTGGTGAACAAGACGAATACCCTGTTTATGTTAATCAGGTTGATGCGTCGATCAAGATTCACTTTGGGCATGACCAGACTTGGGAGGCAGAACGCTCGTTTGCATACGAAGGGTTTGGCGGCAAGGTGGATTTGATTGCTGAAAACATCGTGATTGACTTTAAGAGCAAAGATAAGCTCGACAAGGTTGTGCCGTATCACGAACAACTGATGCAACTGGCGGCTTACCGTGTCGGCCTTGGCAAACCCACAGCCAGATGCGCCAACGTATTCTTTACTGCCGAAGGCGATGTGAAACTGATCGAACATTCAGAAGAAGATTTAGCCTCTGCATGGGATTGCTTTCAGTATCTTTTAGCGTTCTACAAGCGTAAAAACAACTTATAATAAATCGTCGGTGTTGTTCACTCCTTGTTCCATCGACCGCCCCTTAATTGGGGCGTTTTGTTGTAAAAATCCAAATAAATTAAAAATAATTGTAAAACTAGGGTTAACACCTATGCTTTTATTATTTAGATAGCTTAATATCTGTACATGGCAACAACGCCACAAACCACGAAAAAAGGTACATAAATGAATAACGAAATGTTCGGTTGCAACCCAGACAAATTTATCGAAAGCGTTAAAGATTCGATTACATACAAATTTAGCGGTGCATACATGGTTGCAATGGGCCTTATGTCAGATGCTCAAGAATTGATTGCCGCAGATGCAAAAGAGCAAGCCCGTCAAACTTTAAATTTAGCAAAATACATTATTGGCGAAATTAGTGATGGTAATTTGATTGGTACTGTGCAACGTTAATTAAACGGGGCGCAAGCCCCATCACTACGACAAAAGGTACATAAATGAGCAAGTTAATACAAACATTTAAAGCAGAACCATCCGACAAGAACCGTGCAAAGTTGCAGGCGTACTTGCAAAAACACATGATGGCGATTTGCATGGCAAGCCCTGACGAGCAGCAATTTTTAAAAGCTAACGGATTTAAGGGATAAGCCATGAAATACTCATACATTCAAATGACAGACGAAGGCAAACGCCAGTTAATGCGTGAACTTAGCCGTGAGCTTACCGACAAAAAGATTGCAGAGCTTATGGATCAATTTGCAGATGGCGTAAAAACAGACAGTAATAGCGAACCGTACATCAAAATTGATGCTGATGACGTATTGTGTTGCGCTGTGCCAATGTACACACACTTCATCGACGTTAATCACATTGAAACCGTGACCGCTAACGAGGAGGACGGTAATGAATAAGCGTAACTGGCCTTACGGCACGGACATGAGCGAACCAAACTGGACGGGTCGCACGGCTCGACAAATGCGTGATTACAAACGACCTGATGACCGTATACCACCTGTTGCGTGGGTAATGGGTTTGTTGGCATTAGCGTTAGTGTTTGGTTTCTTTCCACTTTTATCATTGGTGATGCTATGAACCAAGTCGCTCGCAACACCGATCCGTCAACCAGCTGGGCTGCTGCCGACTCTGCAAAGTCTTTAGCGGCTCAACACGCCACGATAATCATTCAAGCCTTATGCAAGTATGGGGCAATGGGAAAAGACGGTATAGCCACGATTACAGGACTTGATGGTAATCAGGTAGCCAGGCGGCTTAGTGAGCTAGAACGCAACCACGAGATTTTGCTAACTGGTCGCAATGTGCAAAGCAAAAGTGGTCGGGCCGAACGGGAATGGAAAGTAATGCCTAAACAGATGGGGCTAATATGAGTTACATCATTGGCAATTTACCGCCAATTAAGTGTTTTGTTCGGCGTGAGTATTTGTACAACTTTGAGAAAGGCCACGGTGAGCTTGAGTCTTGCATCTGGGTAAGCATTAAGGCAATCCGTGGGCAAGTATTTCGCATTGAAAGCCTGTTGCCACGGTACGGCGCTTTGTACGATAAGTTGCCTATCCAGGCTTATGTTTGGAATACTAAACATGGGGATCTGGATTACGACATATTGCAGCTATGGGATTGCATGGGCTACAGGTTTACGGTCCATGAAAAGATCGGCTTGCGTAACCTTGGGGTGAAATTCTTAGGAAAAGACAAAGAATGGCATTTTGGTAAATACCTGTTTACCGTGGATTTTTGTGCCGATGGTATGGATGTAGACACAGGTTTTACTGAAGTCGCTGAAGAACACAAATCATTTAACTTTATCCGGCTAGACAATGGGCAATTTGCAGCGCAGCCTAACAATAGATGCCTTTGGTACGACCAATCGTTAATACCGGCTAAGACGGAGTTTCCAGACTTTCAAGCATCACGTCATATTTGGACTGTAGACGGGTCACGCAAGTGGTCAGCTGGTGACGATTGGTTTTACGACATTGGGGAACGAACGTGAAAGACCAGCACGATGCAATTGATTACATATACAACACAGCACCGATCTATGGTCAAGCTAAAGGTCGAGTTGCTGAATTCT